CTACTAGCGCAACTACTGCGGGTACTGTCACCACTGCTGCACAACCCAATATTACTTCAGTAGGGACACTGTCTAGTTTATCAGTAACCGGTAATACTACTTCCGGCAACTTAATTGGTGTACACGCTAATGGCACCTCAAATGTTGGTATACCAGCAGTTAATGGTAATGTAAACATCAGCTCCGCAGGTAATGCAAACATCATAGTAGTAACTGGTACTGGTGCTAACGTCACAGGTACGCTTAATGTATCAGGGACAGTATTGCTCACTACATTAACGACAGGCGCCAATATTACTGCAGGAAGCATAACGGGTAACTGGTCATTAACTGCTGGGTCGCGATTAAATGCTACATACGCTGACTTAGCAGAGTATTATACTGCTGACGCCCCGTATGCAGCTGGCACAGTGTTAGAGTTCGGCGGCCTGGAAGAAGTTACCATAGCCGAAGACTCCACTGCTAGAGTTGCCGGAGTAGTATCTACAAATCCTGCTTATGCCATGAATTCACAATGTGTAGGTGAGCACGTGGTTGCTATTGCGTTACAAGGTAGAGTTCCTTGCAAGGTGCGAGGATCAATTCGTAAAGGCGATATGCTTGTATCAGGTGGTAATGGATTTGCAAGGCCAGCGTCTTCTCCCATAATGGGCAGTGTGATTGGAAAGGCGTTAGTAGATTTCACCGGTGAAGGCATAATTGAAGTTGCCGTCGGTAGATTATAATAATAAATAGAATATAGGAATAATAAAATGGCATCATACGCATATACAGCAAACAGCGCAACCCCATCAGTCTCTGCAAACATCGCCACAGATAAAATAAGAATTGCAACTTCTAATGCGGCAATTCAATACACAACAAGTTACCCTAATGTTGCAGCGACCGGCACTGTAACTTGCGCTACAACTAGCCCAAATGTTACTGGATCGGGTACTTTGTTTACAACTGAATTAGCAGTAGGCTACTGGTTAGGTAATACTGCGGGTAATTCAGTAGGAATTGTTTCAACAATAGTAGATAATACACATTTAACATTAACGGCAAATGCCGCAGTAGCTATTGCTGGCGCAAATACTAGATACAATCCATATGGTGTAGCATATACGGTAGCAACTGCTAATAGTCAACTGGTTCCGTCAAACACAATACTTAATAGTGTTATAGTTGGTCAAGGTAATATTGTATCTTATCTAAGTGCAGCCGGAGCAAATACATTATTCACTATTACTGAATTAGGAGCTACTCATCTTAATACCGGTACAACGGGTGTTAACGCTACTCCGGCAACAGGTGGACCTACTTCTTAAAATATACGTTTTTATATAAATACATAATATACTCTCATTCGGGGAGTTTATGCAGTACCCACTGCGTAGTGAAATGGAACTCACAACAACTCAAAGGAAAATCAAATGGGACGTCCTCTAAAAATTGCTAAAGCGCAAGCTATCTTAACATTAACCGATACTGATGCCGCCGGTGATTATGTTACTGTCAGTCAGAATCTCAGTCAGCCTACCGTAGCTAATCCAGAGTATGCAGGCGTTATTGCCGGCATGCCATTCGTACCGGCCTCATCAATCGGTGGTTTAGTTGGTGGAACAACGTATTGGGTTCTAAGAGTATTAAGTACTACTACATTTACTGTATCTGCAACACCGCTCGATGCAAATCCAACATTGACTCCGGTCAACTTGTCTGCTGCCGGTCCTGTTACAGTATCATTGACTGTCGGGGTAGTTGATAGTGGATTCAATAATCCAACTGGATCTGCCAATACATACAGCGTAGTTGGCGGAAATACCGGTATTTATGGTCCACAAGTATTAGCACAAGTTGCTATTGGTATCAATGGTACAGGTACATTATACACACCATTAGCTGTTAACACAAGTAATGTAGTAGTTGGTGTAGGTACTGATTTAGCTAACTTATCTACCGGAGCAGCAGTTCAAATTGCAGTTGCCAATATTAACGGTAGTACTAATTATGTTGATTTAGGTTTTGCAAGTGCAACCCACGGTAATGTTTCAGTGGCTGTTGCTAATACGACAGTGTTGGGTAGTGTTATCGGAACTTCAGGTAATGCACAAACTCTCATCGTATCTATGCCAATTCAGTTTGATGCAAATTTTGGCGGTTTAACTACAAGTACAACATATTTTGTTAAAACTATTGCTAACGCAGCAGCATTCACCGTTTCTACCTCACAAGGTGGACCTGTACAGGCTGTCACAGCTAATGCGTCCGTAGTAGCTAATGCTCTTATGAATCGTGTTGTTCTAACAGCCAATGCAAATGTTGTCGGCAGTAATGCAGCATTTGTTTATGCAAATGATGAAGCAGGTTATATTGTACGTCAAAAAGGCAAGCAGAAGTATCTAGTTACCGGTTCAACAAGTGGATTAACATCACAGTGCTTTACTGCAAATGTTGCTAATACAGCGTTGACACCAAACACAATGCGTATTCTTGCTACATACGCTAACAGTGCTACTCAAACAGTTCAGAGTCTTTCTGACCACACTGGTGAGTTGTTTACTGCTACATCTGGCCCAATTGCTACAGGTAATATTGTATTTGGTAATGCGACACCCATATTCGCTACATTCAATACAGCAATTGCTGCTAACGCAGCGAACGCGCAGCCTTATCCGATTGTAACAATCGATAACGCATAAAAAGTATTATGTCGGCCGTTAGAATAGTACAATCGCAAGATCCAGTAACTGACGTAGCCGTCCTTCAAGTCCAAGTGCAAAACATCGAAGACAGAGTAGATGAAATTAAACAGGACTTGAAGGATATGAATTCCTCTAGTATAAAACGTACTGAAGATACTCACGCAATTTTGAAAGAAATGAAGGAAGGAAGTCACCTTGCCCATAAATCAATGTCCGATAAGATATTATCATTGGAAAAATGGAGATGGATGATGATGGGTGCAGGTGTCGTGATAGGAAGTCTAGGCTTCGACACTATAGCAAAATTTCTAAAATAACAAAAAGAGACTTAGGTCTCTTTTTTTGTAAGTATCTTTAGCTTTGCTTGAACTACATCAAAATTCACAGTGTTGAACAATCCCGGATGCAATGGTTTGGGATATTGGTTATCGCCTACCCAAGCATACCCACAATGCTCATCATTTAATATGGGAACAAATTCTTTATCAACTCGGCAAAAGAATGTATGGTATGTAAAATCGTGATTTACAAACTTTTGGATAGGTACCAGCTTTAACTCTTTAGGGAAATATCCAATTTCTTCATTGCATTCCCTTTCTATCCCCTCTAATAACGTTTCGTCACCTTCAATTTTTCCGCCGGGTATTCCCCAGTTATTAGGATTTTTAGTATCAGTTCTCATTAGATATAGATACCGACTGGTATCGGTGGAGTGGAAAAACACTCCGGCAGCAATATGATTCATAAGCTTAAATGACGATTGAATAATCGCCGGCGGCGTAAAATCCATCTACTGATTTCATCCACGTATCATCGATAAATCGATATTGAATGGCAGTCGTAAGATTGGTAACATATTCTACATTAGTTGTCTCATTAGCAGCAAAAGATACAAACCATTCGCCTGCCACAGAATCATACTCGATAATATCATTAGAATATGCAACTAAATTCCCCCACGCTACAGTTGTTGTAGTGTCAGACCCTATATCTTCAACAATAATATAACGTGTGCCATTAATAGCAGCCGGCAATCCTGCGTTAGGACCAGTTAATAACGGGTTAACTACACTATCAACCGGGTCAAGTGTATTTTGTGGCAAGGTCTCGGCGTCAATGTTATATATTAAAAATCTGTCGTCTAACGGATCAGGTACAATAGTACCAACTATCTCAGTATCCATATATGGATTTTGTAACCAGATTTGTGAAATGCCCGGCCGTAACGTACCATATACGTTTAATAAACTAGACCAATATAAACTTGTATTAGGTGCAGGTGGGTCAGTTAGCGTGGTATTTGGTGGATCGAAGGCAGCATCAGCGGGCAATAACTGTAACGAATTTCCTACTAATAATAATTTATACCCATACGGTGTAATTTTTTGTCTAGTGCCCAACAACAGGTCTTCATCCTGTATATCCTGTAGCGCAGTCCCTTGAAATATTGAAGCAATAATCTTTTCAATAACGCCCATCTTTTTAAGTTTCGATGCAGTAGTTATCCATATGGGCATATAGAACTTCCAAGTCATCACATCGATAGGATTAGTGGTACCTTGCGGGATCACGCGGCTAGAAAAAGTTAATCCATCTTGATAGACTACTGATAATGATGTCCAATCAATAAAATTATCAGTGCTTTGTATCTCCAGTGAAGGATTAAACAATGTCCCTAATTGTTCTATTAATTCTAGTTTTTGATTGTAATTAGTAGTCCAAAAGTCAACTGTGATACGCAGTGTCCATGGTACAGGCATTAACCGTTCAATTGTAAATGCTTGTCCTTGAATTTGTTCATACGATTGAGTCTCTGAATTGTAAGCGCGTTGGCGTACATTTATTCTATCGACAAAAGTTGGGTCTTGTGTTCTACGTTGATCATATTCCAATCCTGTAATGTAGTATGAAATTAGAGGTGCACTAGGTAAATTACTGGCACTATTTTTTGCGATAATAGTAGATGCTTGTCTACTACTATCACCGTACATAATAGGCACTCTAACTAAAATGTTGTT